AAATTATTAACATTTCCTCTACTTGTATTTGGTGAACTTTTAACAAGTATTAAAGGATATGCTTTATCCTGTAAGCTACCATTAATATCACTAACTTTATTATATTTAAAATAATTAATAGACGTAAAAGCATCTGAAACTGCTTTAAGTTCATCTATTATATCACTGTAATCTGCCATGTTTTTAAATATACAAAAAAAAATGCTATTTAGAACGATTCTAAATAATAAAAAAAGAAGGCTTTTAAGCCCTCTTTAATTAATCATTTTTATGTATTTATTACATCATTGCAAAGAAATCACCACCTGAAGTATCAACAGAAGAAGATAAACCTTTTATTTCTGTTCTATCTAAAGTTATACTTCCAAATGTTGATGTAGATTGTAAAGGAATACTACCAGCACTATGACCAACATCTGCACTAATTGCACCTGTTGCTACTTGTCTATTAGTATTATGACTTGTAAAAGTTCTATTTGTTCCTGTTGGTATTTGTTGAGTTGATATAGCATTTATAGAAGATGAAGTAATCATTATTAAAGAATCATCTTCTACTGTTAAGCTACCATTGTTTGGTGTAGATTGTCCTCCTACTCTAGTAGATGCACCTATACCACCTGAATTAGTAAAGCTTCTAATATGCATACTAATTGGATTCCATTGTGAGTTATTAAAATTAACTCTTAATTGATTGTTTCCCGTTGGTGGATTCTCTAAATAGAAAAAAGCCATTCTTTGAGATAAACCACTTCTATTAATTTGGTATAATTGAGTCATAGCAACACCACCATAAGTACAACTTGAATAAGTTCTAGAATTACTCATAGTAAATTGAGCAATAATTAAACCATCATTACCCGTATTTTGGGTGTGGTTTTGTGTTTTAAAATTTGCTCCAGGAGTTGGATTAGCACTTGTAGCATTTCCTTTAGTTGGTACTGCCATTTTATAATTCGTTTATATCATTTATTTCAACTAATGCTAAAGTATCAGTATTTTCTACTTGTGTTCTAGCCTCATTAACATAAGAAGTATTAGCGAAAAAATTACTTATACTAACTTCACCTATTTCTAATTTAGTTCTATTTTCTCCTAAAAAAGCTCCTAAAGTAAAATCATACTGTTCATTTATTTCATTAATTACTGAAACATCTGTAGTATATCCAACATCTGAATATTTTAAATTATCAGTTCCCTCTAATTCTATTTTACTAATTATTGTTATCATAATGTTTTAGTATTTTTTTTAAAATTACAACTAGATTCTAGCATTTGTTCTAAACTAGATTCTAACATATTTTCTAAAGATAAATCTGCTTCTTTTATAAAAATGCCATCTTTCATAATTCCTTTTCTATCCTTAATATCATTATAAGAATGTTCTAAGCATTCAGATAAAGTTAAGCCATGTTGTAAAGCCAAATTATTTAAAACTACTAAGCAATCTCCTATATCATCTACAGGGTTTTTACCTTTGCAAATACTATCCGATAACTCACCAACTTCTTGAATAAGTTTTAAAGTTTGATCTTTTGCTGTACTTCCTTTAATTAAGTTTCTATCTTCAGACCATTTAGAAGTTAGATTAACAAATTTTGTTAAATCGCTCATATTATTGTTTTAAACTTCTTCTTTAATTGCTACTACATCCCATTTAGAACCTTGCTCACTATAAATACATCCAACATATAAAATTTTATTAGCTGTTGTTGTAGTTGGTAGTGTTACTCCTACTGCTCTAAATATACCATTCCATGTTAAAGCTCTACCTGTTCCATCGTCTGCTATTCTTAACATCAACTTCATACCACTAGAAACAGTTCCAGTAGGTTCTGCTATTGTCATTGCACTAGCTAAATCTGTTACTGTTTCCTGATCATTTAAATCTACATTAGGTGTTAATGTAGTTGCAGTTGTAGTATTATTATTAATAGGCTTAACTATGTTAGCTCTTTTAATGCTTTTCTTTACAAATAAAGCTCCACTATCTTCTATAATAAATTCATCAATATTATCTACTGTTGTTTTTTCAGTTATTGCAGTTATCTCATTTGCTACATTAACATGAACTGCATCAGCATCTGTACCTCCACCACCTGAAGAAACATCTATATAACCTCTAACAGTATCATAAAGTGCATCTATATTAGCAGTAGCAGGACTTGTAACCTCACTATAGGCAATAGTCATAAAAACCTGCCCTCTTTGATTACCATCACCATCTGAATCATCATATATATTAAGGTTAACACCTCTTTTTAATAACTTAACATTTCCATGCTTAATATATGTTGTTGCACCTGCAAAAACTATCTCTAATCCACTTGTTTTATTTGTAATCGTAGCCATATTATTTAATCTATGTAATTTCTAACTGTTGTATATAAAGCATCTAAATTAGCAGTAGATGGACTTGTAACTTCAGCAAATGTTAATCTTATTGGAGCTGCTCCTATTCTTCTTTCTGAATTGTCATAGATATTTAAAACATCTCTTTTTATTAGTTTACAATTCGCATACTTAATAAAATAAGTATCTCCATGTGAATCTAATATCTCTATACCATCAGTTTTATTTGTAATTGTAGCCATATTATTTAATCTATTAGTTGCTAATATAAAAAAAAGCACGATAAAAACCACGCTAAATTTCATTATTTATGTTTTTTTGTTTATAGGTTATTGTCTTTAAAAAAGTTAGATACTAATTTACAGAATATTCTAATTATACATAAACACAGTAATAAAGTGAAAAAACTCATTACTTAATTATTTTTTTAATTTCGTTTAATTGCCTAAAGTCTGCTAATATTCCTGTATTGTTTGGATCTTGTTTGAACTTTTTACTAATAGATTTTAAAATAGTTTCTACTTGTTCTTTAGTTCCTAATAGGTTTTTAATAGCTTCGCTTCTTTGCTTTTTAGCTTCTCCTTTTAGTTTATTAGACTTTCTTAGTTCTTCAATATCATTTGCAATTCGCAAAACAACTTTTTCACAATCTTCTAACATTGCAGGAATCTCTTTAATTGCATTTGCTTTTAATTCATCCTGTTTATTAATCTGATCTATCTGTGAATTTCTTTGATTAATTAAATGTTCTTTAAATTCCTTTTCAATATCTAATTTATAAGCCTTATCAAGTGCTTCAAAGTTATTTTTATCCTTAGATAAATCTTTAATGTAATCATTTAAGAAATTAACTCTTTCTTTAAATCTTACTAACTCTTTTTCTAATACTTCTTTTGTTGCTAAACTGCTCATGTTATTTATTTTTTATGTATACAAATTAAATTACTATTTATTAAAACTTCATAACCTGCTTTTTTTATATCTGTGAATATATAAGTATCACTATATGCAGTTTGTGATAGTTTTTTATCTACTCTAAATTCTATGTTTTGCATTACATCTCTAGTGAACAAAGTACAGCCTATTCCAGTTGCTGTTATCTTTGCTTCTGTATCATTTAACAAATGGTTTAAAGGTAATGTACCTTTCCCCATTATATCGTGTCCTACAGAACGGTTTAATAATTTTTCACTTCTTACTCCTAATTGATCTACTGTTGAGGTTAAGCATAAAACTTCTTCTTCTTCTTTTTTGATCTCATAAGTAACTGTTACAGATCCAGCATTATAAACATCTGCATAAGATACTAAGTTTTCTATTATACTTTCACCGGTAAAAACATCACTTTCAATCATTAAAAGATAATCGTAATCACCATTTAAAAAGTAGTTTCTAATAATGTTTTGATGCCTTGCTAGTTCTTCACGTCCTGAAAAGGTTTTAAAATTACCATTAAAAGGTTCATGAACTGCTTTTATTCCATTATTCCAAAACTTATAAACATGGTTTTTATCAGGTGAATTATCTAATATAAAAATATCATATAAAGGATATGTAAAGCTTTTAATTTGCTCTATAAATTCATCTACGCAATAATCTTTAGCCTGTGCAGTAGGGCATGAAATTAATACTTTTTTCATTTTGTTTTGTTTTAATTATTACTTTCTACCTCTTTTAGCATCCTTATGTGCCATTTCTTGCATTTCAGACTTTAAAGTATCTTGTGCTGTTTCAATACTTATAAATTGAAATACCTGCCATACATTGGTACTATAAACACTTTCTAAAGGTGTTAAGCCTTCTTTGCTGTAAATACCTTTCTCAGCAAGTTCATAAGCTTTAATTTCATAGTATACACTTTTAACAATAGTTTCCGATAAACTGTTAACTGGTTTACCTGATTTTCCTGAAAAGATGTTAGAGTAGATTTTTGTAAGTTGTTCAAAGAATTTGACAAAAAAAAATAACCTTTGTAAGCCTCTGAAATAGTTAATTTTCCAAACTCTTTAGACCTTCTATCTATAGTATCTTCATTGTACTGCTCATTTGCATCTGCTCTAAAAAGTATAGCCGTTATTCTTGCAATGTACTCCCACTTTCTATAATTCTTATTTTGAAATAAATGAGCTAAAGCATTTGCTTCTGAAAAGTGTTTATAAGTAGCACCACCTAAAAGTTTTTCAATACCTCCAGCAGTTTTAACAGATTCTATTAAAGTATATTTAGTACCTCTTAATGTGATAGTATCATTTGGTTCTATTTCTTCTTGTGTTGGTTCTCCTAAGAACTTAGATACAGAATCAAATAAAAATACTATAGAATTTTCTTCATCCTTAACAGCTAAAACTTCTTCTAAAAGGTTTCTAGGAATATCAGAAAACAATTCTATCCAATCAATATAAAAATCTAATAACTTAGATTCAGATACAGGAGTTTCAGAACCTTTATAGATATAACTTTCTAACCATTTAGGAAGGTTATTAATATATTCCTGTGGTTTTTCTAGTTGGTTTATAGTGTTGTCTTGCCAATCGTTTCTAACCTTATATTCTTTTTCTAATATGGTTACTTTTATCATTAACGCTTTAAGTTTTTAGATATTCTTGTTAAATCTGAAATAGCTTTATTAATAGAAGCACATGAAGAAGTATTTAATTCTTTTCTGTCATTCTTAATTACATCTTGCATTTCTAAAACTAAAGAATCTATCTTTTCAGATATACTTTTTTTAACTGGAGCTTTAACTACTTTATTAATTTTTTTCGGTGTTTCTTTTTTCTTTTCCATGTTGTAAATATAATAATTATTATTTGAATAAATGAGTTAACCTTGCACACTGTCCATAGTCTTTATGATGTATAAAAGCTTCTATAGCTTTAGGTGAATGGCAATAGCCTTTTTTATTGTGCCATGCATCAGTACCTGAAGGGCTTCTAATATATTCTACTGTTACACCTTGATAGTCTTTACCACTTTTGAATTTAGTGACATCTTTATGATGTATGTGATGAAGATAAACATATCTATAATCTGTTTCAGCCCATTCTTGTTTAGCTTCATTTGCCATTAATAAAGGCATATCAGCCATTTTTGCACCATCTCCATGACTAGAACTAATTAAATTCCTTCCATATTTGTAATACTTTCTATGTTTATTCGTAACATTAAACGTAACATTTTTACTTTTTCTAAACCAGCAGTAAATAGAATCAGCTAACATAAAACCACTTATAAAGTCATGATTAGAAGGATTATGAACTATATGAACATCTGCAACCTCTAAAAGCATATTAATAGCCTCTATGTAAACATTTCTAGCTATTATGTAGTTCTTATGCCATGATCCATCTACATCCTGTATTGTTCCTGTAGTAGTTGATTTATTAGCATTATCTACGTGTAAAACATCATTACCAATTATAAAAAGTATCTTTTCAATCTCAAAACCTGAAGCCTTTTTTAATATTCCTTCAATACCTCTAATGGCTCTTTGCTTTGCTATATTAGAATTGTATTTATCTCCAGTTTCAGAAGCTTCAGCAAGTTTTCCTACGTGTAAATCTGCTATATCAACTACTAATAAATGCTTATCTTTTATTGGATCTCTATCTATCTTTAGGTATTTAGGAGAGTATTTGCTCATTTCTTCCTTAAATTCCTTTCTCATTTCATCATAAGGTATTAATCCTTTTGTATTCCTAATAAATACAGAAGCATCTTTACCTTTTAACCATCCATAAGCCCAATTTTCAGGCATTTGAAAATTACTGTTTTGTAATTTTTTTTCAAAAGTATTTCCACCTTGTAATTGAGTAGCTGATACACCTCTTAAACTTAAAAACTTTCTAATACCATTGGATAAAGCATCAAAATTATACTTTTCTTTTAAATGCTTTTTAATTACTTCTGAACTATTCCCCTGTTTAGATAACTGTACTACTTCTTCTTCATAATCCTTAAGCGTTTGTTTCATAGTTAAATATAAAATAAATTAAGCAATTGCACGTACTTTTTTTCTTCTTGTTATATTCCTGTCAATAGCCATTACTAAAACATCTACCTGATCATCGTGTGATCCATTAGGAAAGGCTTTAAGTTCATTTAAAAAATCATTAATATATCTACCATCTAATAAATTAACTCTTTTTGATTCTATGAATGGAGATACTGCAGAAACTCTACTAACTTTATCTTGTGTTGGTGGTTTATCTTCCATTATATTTAAACCTGTAGACTTTCTAAGCATTTGTACTATACTTTTACCACTTGCTTTAGGTTCTACATATATTCTACTAGAATTAGAATAACCATTAATAGAAGCAAAGTGCTGTATTTCTTTTATAAGTTCAGGAAATTCTAATCTAACAGCCTTAACTTCTTTTATATAAAGTTCATTATTATAAAACGCTGCACACATTAGAGCAGTTGCATCATTTTCTTGTTTATTAGTATATGCAGTATCTAAATAGAAATCCCATTTAAGGTTAACTAATTTATTATTTTGATCTCTAGGAAGTTGTTTTATAATATTAAACCATTCACCTTTAATTATACCACCATCACTAGGAGCTGGAAGCTGTGCATATTGCCCTGAATAACCATAAGCACCTAAACCAATTTTAAAGCTGTTTAATACCTTTAATGATAATCTTTTAGGAAACAGTAAACCATCTACGTAATTATCTATTAATTCAGGTGGAGATATATTATTAGAAGATTCAGCAGGTAGACAAGTATAATTCCATTCATTACGTTCTTTATCTAATAACATTCCTGTTAAATCATTTTCATGTAGCCTTTGCATAACAACAATAAAAACACCTACTTCAGGATTATTTAATCTACTTCTTAAAGTTTCATTGAAGAATCTATTAGCATTTTCTCTTTCTACTTCTGATCGTGCTAACTGTGGGTTTTGTGGATCATCAATAACTATAACATCTGCTCCCATTCCTGTAACAGTTCCACCTGTAGAAGTAGAATACCTTAGACCACCTTTAGGAGTTGTAAACCTTGATTTAGTATTTTCATCTTTAGATAACAGAACTTCAGGAAAATGAATTTTAAACCAATCACTTTCTATTATTCTTCTGGATTGAGTTGATAATGTAATAGATAAACTAGATGAATAAGATGAAGAAATAAACTGCATAGAATCATCTAAAACCCAACAGTAAACACTAAAAAAAACATTAACTAATTCACTCTTTAATGTTCTAGGTGGTACGTTTATTAATATATGCTTATCTCTTTTTTCACCTCTTACTATTCTTTCAGCTTCTTTTTGTAGTTTATCACATAAATATTCTATATGCCAATTATATGTTAGCTCCTGTCCATTGTGTAATGTTTTAAAAGCTTCTAAACTAAATTCATAAAAAGACTTTCTGTATAACTCAGCCTTTAGGCTCGTTAAGTTTAAGTTGCTCAATAATACTCTTAATTGTTCCTGCATCTAGTTTTGAGTAATCTATTTCCGTTTTTACTGTTTGTTCTACATTACTTTCTATTCTATCCTTCCAGCCATGATTATTAATTAAAGTAAATCTAGTCATAGCAGAGTTTAATTGATCTAATACACCTAATTTTTTTAGCTTAATTTCTTGTATTTTCTTTGCTCGTTTTATTTTTAATTCAAAGCTTTTAGGAAATTTTATACTAAGATATGATATAAGTTCTTTGTATAAATCCTTTTCTATAAATAGAAAGTCTTCATAGAATATATTAGCATCTTCTTTTTTCATCCATTCTATTAGCTCATCTGCTAAATCTAAAGCATTTTCTTCAGTCCATTTTTCAGCAGCTAAATTACCAGCTTTAAAACTTGTTCTACTCTTTCCCATTATCTATTATTTCTTTTAAGTCTTTTAAAATATCACTATACAAGTGCTTAACGTGTGCATATCTAAGAAGCTTTAAACCTAAAATAGTTATATTATTATACTTTTCAATATCTTTTAAAAATCCTTCAGGTCTTGTATGCCTTCCACCAGTATAAACACCACCTTCTAATTCAATAGCTACTTTTAGATCAGGAATAAACAAATCTATTCTCCACTTTCTAGTATCATGAAACTTATGCTCTAAGATACAATTTAAATTGAAGTCCTGAAGTATTAAGGCTTTTAGTACATCAGCATTAATAAGACTATTTTTAGGCTTCCTTTTAGCTTTTACCTTAGTAGGTGTGTATTTCTTTAGCTTACTCTTTTTTAGTAGCTTAGGTTTTCTCATATAAGACTGCTATCTATTATTGATTCAGTTGCTAAATCATTAATGTAGTCATCCAAAAGGCTCATTTTATAAAGTTTAAAATTTGCTTGTAATATAACAAAAAAAAGCCTATAAACAAAAAAGAAAAGCACCACTCTTTTAAGAATGATGCCTCTCAGATTTAACTTGCATTTTTAATACTTTTAAAATAGTTCAGTTTGTTTAATATTTTTCTGTTTCATAATTCCTAAAGCAGTTTCTAATATTGTTTTACCTACTTCATAATCTACTAAGTTTCTAGCTATTTTATCAGTTCTTTGTTTTCCTTTATATTTTTTAAAGTCATATTCATGAAACTTACACCATCTATTTATTTCATCTTTACCCTCCATTATACTACTCTTTCTAGCTCCTACATCATTAGGTAAATTAAAGTTAGTCCAGTATAAATGTCTACCTCTTTTTTTTGCTTCAATTAAAGGTTGATAGTATGGTATAACATTTTCCACTACATATTTACCTTTAAACCATTTATCTAAAAATATAATTTCTTCATATAGTTTTAAGTCTGGATATTTTGCTTCTGTTGTATTTCTTCTTGCAAATCTAGCCTTAGAATGACTAGGACAAGGTGGAGAACTCCATATAAAATCAAACTCTTTATAATGGTCTAATAAATATTGATGTGCATCTGCAATTATTACCGTATCATCTGGGAATCTTTCTTGATATAATCTTGCAGCTTCAGGATCTAATTCTACAGCAGTTACTTTTATATCTTCTTTTATTTCATTCCACTTGTAACGGTTACCACCTAAACAAGCGTAAATGTTTAATATCTTCATATCATATTAAATTAAAAGTGCCTAACAAGGTGTAAAAGGCATTAAAACGCCTATTACACTAACCGTTATAATCAATAGTCTTTAGCCATTCTATAAGCTACATTTTCAAAGTAATAACTTTCAACCAGCATATCATAGCGTTTCCACTTTCTTCTTCTAAAAACAAACCAAAAAAAAACTATTAAAAACTGTTTAGTAGTTAAATTATCACAGGAGTTTAATTGATCTCTCATAGCTTTTTAACTATTTGTATTATGTTATCAGATACTTTTTCTAATAAATCTTTTAATAAACTATTTATTAAATCATCTTTTTTTGCTGCTTCTTTTAAAAGTTTATCTATTAAAACATCTTTTTTATCTATAGTGCTTCTGTATTCTTTTATAGTATTAGCTTGTGTTTTAATATGATCTTCTAAACCTTCTATTTTGCTTTTTATGTACGTTTCCATGTGTTTATTTTTTACAGGTTAAATTATCTAATTCTTTTTTATAATAATCTATTGTTTCATCTTTTTTTTTACAAACTTCTTTATATCCTATTAGCATCTTTTCTAAGTGCTGGATGTAAGATTGCATTTCTTTTATTTTATCATTCATGTAATGTATTTTTATATTTAAAAAACGGGTAAGACTAGCTTCAAACTTACCCTAGCAAAATCGTATTAATAAACTAGTTTTAAAGAACGGTTTTAAATATTGCTAAAGATAAAATACATTACCGATACACCAAATACCAGTTGAGCTATTAATCTGTGATTTCTTTCTTGTTCTTCTTTAGTTTTCATTTTTTTTTGTTTTTAAAATTAATACCTACCTGTATTGGCTATAAAATTACCAACTTTTTTATCACCTTCTAAATGTGATATAAATTCTGATTCATTTTTAAAATCAGTCGTTCCTAACGGGTTTGAATGAGTTAAAATAACATATTCGTTTTTATCGTTAACTTTTGCAAAGTATCTCTCGTCTGCATAAGAGATGTTAACTGTATTTTTTGTTTGAAAAACTTCTTTAGTTTTTACTGTGTCATTGTTTAAAATATTTTTCATAGCGTTTTGTTTTTTTTATAAAGATACGTTAACACTTGATAAAAATCTAATTTAAAAACAAAAAAAGATCAATCGAATGTTATTTTTATTTTAGAAAACACTACAAAAGCCCGTACAGTATAGCTATAGAACTTTAAAAAAAAAGTAATTATTTTACGGGTTTTTTACGGGTTTACGTGTTTTTCACTTTTAAAATGTCTTTTAGATTTAAAAACGGGTTTTTTCTTCACTTAATTCCAGCCATTTTTTATAGCATTTTTCACAGTGCAAAGCATTATTTAACACTTTAACACCACAAATAACGCACTTTTCATTAGGAAATAAACTATAATGAATCATTCAAATGTTTTTTTAATGCTTCCTGATATGCTTTAGATGCTTCTATTTCACAGTTAAATAGTCCTAAAAATTTTACTTTACCATTAATTCTTATTTTAGATTCCCATTTTTTAGTTTTTTTATGCCATGAAACACCTGTATATTTAGATGTTCCATTTTTTCTATCTTTACTAGAATTTTCTCTACAGCTAATTAACTGTATATTTTCTAATCTATTATCTGTAGGTATATTATTAATATGATCTACTACAATATTATTATAATTTGGAATATGATTTAAAAAAGCCATTGCTACAAGTTGATGAATTTTCTTTTTTTTTCCTTTTCCATTTTTTAATAAAGAAACTGTTAAATATCCTCTACCATCATTTAACGCTTTTAAAATTCTTTCTTTATTAAATTTTAAGCTCTTTACATTTCCTAAATTACTTACTTCATAATCAGGATAATCTTTTATTTTTTTCCAAATTTCCATATTTTTAAGCTCCAAATTTATTAATTTCATCATCCTGTCTTAATAGTATTATTTCTTCTCTAAGCTTTTGTATTTCGTCCTCGTATCTTTCTTTAGACTGTCTATGTCCTATTAACTCAAATCTTAGAATATCGTAGTAGTGCCTCCAGCTATCAAAATCCTCTAATCCTTTTTCTACTAATTTACTTGCATCATTATTTAAACCTTTCTTTTTAAATAGTTGATCTAAGTATATTAGAGCTGCATGAATAGAATATAAATCTGTTTTGAAACAGTTTACCACATCATCACATAAAGCATCTTTAGATTGCTTCCATGCTTTTAATACTGGTGTAATTTTTTTCTCGTGTGTTTTCATGGTTTTGGTTTTTAAAAAGGTAAATCGTCTTCTTCTTCTTCCTGATAGCTCATTTTTTGCATTGCTTTATGACTTGGCGATAATTCCGCCAGGTTGGATATGTCTTTATCTCCTACATCACTATATGAATTAGCTAATGGGTTTTTACCGTTAATAGTATATCTACAATGGTTATTCCATTTCATTAAAATAGGGCTATCTCTCAAAGTACATGAACCACCTGTAATAGTTTCTTTTATCTTTCTAACGTGTACTTCTGCAGTACTCCATAATTGGGGATGTTGTGTCATTCTGTGAATAGTCCAAAAATTATCGCAGCGATTGGCGAACTTCTGTCCCCCTTCAGTATCACTCTTTTCTGGAGGTTTGAGGTGGTTTTCGTATTCACTATCTTTAGGATATACATTTCTTGCAGCTTGTGTTACTAAATGGGTATTTACAAAAGTAGTTGTATTTGTATTATCGCAAAATATTCTAATATTAGCACATGTATCATAATCTTCCTGATGCTTATTAGTTGATTCAGTTATTAATGAATTAAAAGGATCAATTAATAAACCATCTGCAGGGTGTTTATCTGCTATGTCTAATATTTGATTAGAATTATATCTTTTATCTGATCTAATAAAATTGAAACAATCAGTCATTTCATTTAGTGTACTATGAAAACCTTTAGTGTCTTTTGTAAAGTCCTTATCTAATCTTTTTCCAGTCCAAAAGTTAAATAGTTTAAATACTTGTGATCTATGGGTATTTTCTGAACTATAAATATTAAATTTCATGTTATGCTTTTTAGCTAAACATACAAAGTACCATAAAAGAACATCTGTCTTACCAACATTATCATGCCCGTTAATCATGTTAAATTCTTTTCTCTTAAATAAAATATGGCTATCCCATTTTTCATTTCCTATACCAAAACCCTTTTCTATTTTATCTAGCCTGATTTGATCCAGCTCTAATATAGCATCAGAAGGAGTTAACATTGGGTTAATTATATCATTCATTTAGTTTTGTGTTTTAGTGTTATTTACTCAACCATGGGACTATAGGATTTTCATCTATTATAATAACTTTTTTAGGTGGATTAAATTGTAATGAATTAATAAAATGGCTTAGTACCTCATCTGTTTGTCTATTCTTAAAATCTGCTTTAAATACTTCTTTTTCTAGAAATTCATCTAATCTTTCTTTAACTCTTTCTTCACTACTTTTGTATTTTTTTATTGTTTTGGTAAAGTCCGTTTCATTGAATAAATCAATTACTTTATCTATAGTTGTAAACTTACTTCTGTAGTTAATTATTTTAGGTTCTTTTTTTATTTCATCATTCCAATGTTCACCGTTTAAATAAGTATATGGATCTTTTCTAAATTTAATATCAGGAGTTGATTTAATATAGTTTTCTATAGTTTCAGCAATCTTTAAAATATCACTATCTTTTAATTTTAAGAACTTTGTTAAGCACTTTTTTTTGCCTTGTTTTTTATTGTAAATATCCCAAAACTTATTAAATTTTTCAGTTTTTAAACTGTTGTTTTCTTCAGGAGATTGTTTTTTATTTTTTCTAGCTTCTGCACTTGCTTTACCAGCTTTTGAATATCCTATTTTCTTTTTTTCCCATATATCCAAATCAGCTTTTAACCTTTGTTTAATGGGTAAAAAAACTAGCTCTATCATTAGATCATCTGTTTTAGGATTTAGATCATTTACGTATTCTAAAATGTGTTTAAATAGTTGCCCTGCCTTATCATCAGGAAGCTTAGATACTACTTCAATTATATTTGCATAGAGTAAAAAGCTTTTTTTATTTTCTGCCATTTTTAACTATTAGTTTATTGTTTTATACTTTAAATTTTTTAACTAAAAAAAAAGCTATATTTTTTCCAATTCAACAAATTTAACTCCATCAATAACTACTATTTTAATTACTTTATTTGTAGCCAGTCTATAAACCCATGTTACGGATTTATCTATTTGTTTTGCGTAGGTAGAAACCTTTACTAAATTCTCCATATTTTTTTTTTGTGAATATAGGTTTTTAGTTTCTAACTTCAATAGTTTTTTAAAAAAATATTTAGCATTTGAAAAATGCGACAGTATTGTAAATATATTATATTACAATTACATATTACAATAACAATAACAATAACATATAACAGTTAAAAACGTTGAAAAAAATTTAACGAATTTAACAAACGTTAAAAACGTTGAAACGAATTTAACAAACGTTGAAAAAATAACAGTATATAAAACTTTAGATTTAAGCACTTTAAAAATATACAGTCAATACAATATATAGATTTAATAATAAAAGCCATTAGATTAAGCCTAAACAGTGTTAAAAAGCGTTTTAAACTGCTTTATGTTTACATTCTATTTATTAATTTTAATATTTCATAGTATTTTTTTAGTTGATCTTTGTTTAATTCTAATTTTTCAACTAATTCAGTAATCTTTTTTGATAATATAATTTTATCTTTTTTCATTTTTTTAATTCAATTTAAAATGTAGTTAACTTTTTCAATAATATTTTTAGCTCTTAAATTATATCTTTTGTTTCCAGTCCAAAACCAGCCTAACCATTTTGAGTAAGTATGAAAAGATACTTTTAATTTTATAGTTTTATTTTCAATTACAAAATAATCTAAACTACAGTAAAAATCTTTATCTTTTTTTGATCTTATAAAATTAGGATCTTTTTTATCAAATATTAAATAAAGCCTTAAAACATCTTCTACTAATTCACTATCTGCAGTTTCTAAATTTTCTCTAGTTATTATCATAAAACTGTTTTGTACTCATTAACTAAAAATAAATCATCAGCCTTATTTCTATCAGGATAACAATATAACATATTAGTAATTTTTGAATGACAAAGATTTTTAATTTGTAAAACTATTTTTATACCACCTTCACAAGTTATTGTTTTATCTAATAATATATTAGCTGGTAATATTGGATTGAATACTATTTCGTATTTTTCTTGTTTTTCAGATATAACACCTGTAATAATTCCTAAAGTATTTTTTTTAATATTATTATAATTATTACTAAGCCTAACTATATCACCCGCTAAAGGCTGTGTATTGTTTTGAATGTTTTGATATACGAAGTTTTCTTTTTTTGGTATATAACCTCTACTAAGTTTAGCTAACATTCCATTATGTTTTATTTTACAAGTTGAGATACAATATTTTTTATTTTTTTTAGTAGTTTCAAATATATTTTTACAAAAAGGGCATACTTTTTTTAACTTATCCATATCTTTTATTTTTTTCTTTTAATTACTTTTTTTCTTAATCTTTGAAATCTTGATAGTTTTTTAGAGAATATATATTCATCTACTTTAAAGAAAATTAATGATCCTATTAAATTAGCAATAAAAGCTGTTAACCAAAAGTTATTTATATTGTATTTTAATAATATAAATGGTATTACTGCTAATATTGGTGTGCTTAATTGCCACCTAAACATATATCTAAATAATTTTATCATTATGTTAATTTAATTAGTTTTTAAAAATAAGCACATTAAGTTCTAGGTGCTTTCAACTCTCTAATTCTAAAAAAACCATCAAACTCATTTGGAAAATCAGTCATCATTTTTCTAGCGTAATCAGGTCTATAATTATTACCAACTTTAAAATTATCTCTAGCTGAAACTTCAGTATGCCATCTAATTATTTCAAATATTCCATTGGCTGAATAATGTTTAAATCCTCTAGCTTTTGCTTGACGAGCAAATTTTTGAAAAGCCTCCCATATTTGTGGGTTTTTTTCGTGGTAACTTTTAAAATCAATCATATTATTAAATGTTTGCTAACAATGGCTATAAATAAAAGCCTTTGCTAAGGTTATTTTTTTTAAAAAGCCCCGAAGGGCATTAAGTTTATACTAAATTTTCTATTTTAAAACTTCTAAATCCTTCAGCTTCTAAATCCCAGTAAGCAATAACAGAAAAATTATCTTTAGTGCTTCCTTTAAAATCGTAATTGATTAATTCAGCTTTTAATGTTCCTTTTGCTTTTCTAAGCTCTCCTGATTTCTTCTTAAATGTAAAGTTAACCTTTCCTGCTTTTAATTTCAATTTAAGCTTATAAGCTTTCCATGATTTTTTTAATGCTTCAGAAATAGAGATTCCTAATGTTCTTACTAATTGCCATGCTGCTTTAAATAACTTGCTTTTCATATCGTTTTGTTTTAGTGTGTATGTAAATATAGTTATTTATTTCTAACTACGATTGAAAAAAGTTCATATGATCGTTATTTATAATGATTCTAAATAAGAAAACCCTGTTAAAACTTAATCTAACAGGGCTTTATAATTGTAATATGTGCAGCTATTACAATGCTTTTATTATTTTACTTCATAAAATACTTTTTCTATTTTAGTTTTTTGAATGTTTTCTATCTCATAATCCATAACAGAACCTGAAAGAAGTTGTTTAATTGATTTATTAGCATCTTCTACTGTATTTGCTTGAATTATATAATTATCAATGATCTTACTAGTTTTACCATTATCAACATCTGAAGAAGTAGAAACTATCTTAACTTTAAAATAGTCTTCTTTAGTTTCATCTATTCTAACATCTTGAATATTGAACTTTGAACAGCTAACTAAGTTATATTCAAAATCATCTTTTAAGCACTCTAATAGACTTTTTTCTGCATCTGTAAAGCTAACAGCCTTTAAAACATATTCACTAGTCTTTTTTTTAATACTTCCTTTATCAGGATCTTGTATTAAGTACTTAACTTTTAGTTTAAAAAAATTGTTTTCTATCATAGCTTAAAATTAAAATGGTAAATCAGAAGTTACATTAGGTTTAGTTTCTGCTGGTTCAGAACCTTTAATGTTTATTTTCCAAATTCTTAAAGTATTAAAACATCTTTCTTCGTTTGTTTTTGGGTTAGTCCATAATCTACCTTCTAAGTTAAAATTAACTTCTACTTCCTGCCCTTCTTTAATTCCTGCTAATAAATCGCAGTTATCATTAGTTGCCTCAAAGTTTATAAACTTAGGGTACTTTTCATGGTTATCAGTTAATATTATTTCTTGCTTTCTGAACTTATCAGATATTACTTGTACTTCTTTTAATTTGTTAACTGTTCCTGTAAATGTTAAATTGCTCATAATTGTAAATGTTTAGTTGTTAAAATTTTAATTTATTTGAAATCCTTTGTATTATTACTTTTTCTTCTTGCTTAATCTTTAATATTAGATCATCAACATTTTTATTTAAATCTGCTGCTAATTCAGATACTATACCACTATCTTTTTTAGATGTAAATATAACGCTTTCCCTTGTTACTTCCAATAAGAATAAAGGCATTAGAAGGTAATCAGGATTGAAGGAAGCGAAGTATAATCTTTCTATGCTTTCATCCATTGCAAAAAAATTAACTATTTGCCATACATACTCTAAAGGTAATTTATTATCTCTTACATAGCTGTTATGTACTTTAGCTGAAGGGCATTTAATTTCTAGTCCTATCTTTTCGCATAATGAAATACCATCAGGAGAATGACCATGATAATTATTTCTACTAATCCAACCAGCATCTTTAAATATTACACCAGTTTCTTTAGTTACTTCTTTAATTGCTAAAGGTTCTAAATCAATTCCACGTTGCATAGCTTCAGAAGTAAATCCTTCTTCATAATTAAAGAAGGTGTTTCTTTCACTCATTACTTCGTCAAATATTACAGCTTCAGTAATTGATTTTTTAACCTGTACTGATTTAGCTCTAGTTCCTCCAATTTTAGCATTTTTTAGTTCATGCCATTCTTCAGAACCTTGTTTTAAATCATAGTCTATATACATCATATTAAGATAATTTTGTTTTTAATGAATCTTTTAAAGCCATTACTTCTTTATTACTTTGCTGATTAGATTGCAATGCTTTCCATGCAGTAACAAGTGAATCAATATCTTTGCAAGCTTTTAAGTTAGCTTTAGCAGTTTTAATTAAAGCATTGTATTCTATTGCTATTTCGCTATCTGTTTTTTTAACCTCAGTACCATCTGCATCTGAATCAACATCTGTTACTAATCCTAAAGCACTAGATAAAGAATATCTTCTGTAGTATGTTATTCCTGATCCATTAACCTGAAAAGTATTCATACCTTTTAAAGTTATTCCTTGTGGTATTTCTGTAATACTTTCAATACTTTCACCACTTTCAGTATGAAAAATAATAGTTTTAATGTTAGTTCCTTCTATTAGTTGTGTAAATCCTAAATCATGCTTTTTTAATATTGGATTGATAACTTTAAAAATGGTTTTTAAATCTGAATATGTATATCCATATCCTTTAGTTCCTTGATGAATAGCCGGTACTTCTTGCTGAAATCCTGCTAATGCTTTAAATAAATTTTTCATAGTGTTTTGTTTTAGTGTTTGGTAAAGATAGTTATTTACTATTAAAATAATACCGTTTGAACTTTATTTAAAGTAATTAACTAAATACTGTTTTTTCTTACTTCATGTAATACATCGTGTATTATATCAGTTAATTGATCTAAATATTCTTCATTAACTACATTTCTTTTTTCTAATTCATCTAATAAACAATTACCCATATTATTCCACCTATTAAAAACTTGTTTAGGCTTTTGTTTTAATTCTCCTCTTAAATGCTCTGACTGTTCTATAGTTGCTTTCATTAAAGCTAACATTATATTACTTTCTAAAACTATTTTTTTATTTTCCATCTTTTGCTCTTTGTTCGTTTATTTTAATTTTGTTTTTTATTTCCTGCTGAATATCTATATCATGATGTTTAGCAAAGTTTAAACATACCATTATAACATCTGCTAACTCTTCACATACTGAAATGTGCATAGGCTTAAAACCTAAGCTATCTTTCCTAGTCCACCAGTCTAAAGCAGTTTTAAATTCTTTTACTTCTTCATCTAGTTTATCTATAAACTCTATGTAAGTAGTAGAGGGCTTTATGCACCCTCTATCTACTATAGTTTTATAATTATCTTCTATTAACTCTTTCATTAGAATAATGTTAATGCAGATTGTTCTAAAACTGCTGCTTTATGATTCTTTTTATTAATTTCAAAATATGACTCTTTTAATTCTACGCTAATAGATTTTCTATTCATTTTAAGAGCTTGATATCCTTCAGAACCTATTCCACCAAATGGACTTAAAACTGTTTCTCCTTCATTAGAATATAAATGTAATACTCTTTCAATTGTATCTAATTGTAAAGGGCATATATGCTTTTCATCATTATTATCTCTTGCAGTAGTATATTGTAATGTTCTTTTATAGTCAACATCATACCAAATAGGAGATGCATATTTTTGCCATAAATCTACAGGTAAATAATCAGATTTAGTTTCATCTTTATCTTGATGAGTTATAGGAGTTAAATTTTCTCCTTCATTTCTAAAAAATAAAACATAATCAGGAATACCTACTCTACTCATAGAGCTATCTTTTTTAATTGTTTTATGTAGTAATCCTAATGCTTTAGTTCTTTGCATTTCTGTTACTGGGTTTTTCCATATTGTAGCTCTTGAATGATAAATAAAACCTTGATCAGTAAACCAATCAATTAACATTCCTGAAAAATCTCTCAAACCTATAAAACCTTCTTTACCTTTTTGTATTGGTAGATCCATACAATGAACAGCAACTATTCTACCATCTTTAACAACTCTTTTTAATTCAGGAATAAGGTATTTAAAATGATTCTCAAACTGTTTATAATTAGCAACATTACCCATATCTTCCTTCTTATCACTATAAACATATAGTTCAGCAAATGGAGGGCTAAAAACTGAAACATCAGCACAGTTATCAGGTAGTTGTTGTAGAGTCTGTACACAATCTCCATTAAATACAGAATAGTTATCTGTTACTATTTCTTTATTTGTTATTTTAACTTTTGATACAGCAGTTTTATAATCTGTATTAGCTGAATAATTACTCATTTCTTTAATCATTTGAAAGTGTTTTTTTTCTTTTTCTAAAATTGATTGTCTTACGTTTTTCTGTGATTCAGGAACTAATAAATGTACTTTTACTTTTTCTGTTTGTCCGAATCTATAACATCTCCTAACAGCTTGATAAAAAGCTTCGAATTTAAAATCATAAGAACAAAAAACCATATTATGGCATTGTTGGTAATTCATACCAAAAGATGCTATTGATGTTTTAGTTATTAATCTTTTAAACTCTTCTCTAGCAAATCCATTTAAATTATTAGCTTTTACTTCAGGCTTATCAGAACCTTGTACATTAACAGATTCATCTATTAACTTATTTAAAGAATCTGTTTCTGCATTTTGCAATCCCCATATTATAAACTGTTCATCAGGATTGTTATTTACTATCTCATTAGTTTTATTAAGTCTATTTTGTAAACTTCTTCTTAGATCTTTATTTATTTCAGTAGCAGATACAGAAACATCTCCAAATAATGAATTAGTTAAATTTTCAACTGGTATAGTATGTTCTATATATTCTATTTCAGGTAAATCATAACCATCATGATTAAATCCTAATGTTTTAGGATTATCAATAGCAATAGCCCAAGTCATAGCAAATTTCCAAAAATCATCTTTAGCATGTTTTCTTAATCTCCATTTAGAAGTTTCTCCACCATCATGAACAAAATACATAGCTAACATTTCTAAGTAAGACATAACACCTAAGAACTCAGAATGCTGTCCTAATTCCATATGATCGTTTGGAGATGGAGTAGCAGTACAAGCTAATTTATATGGAGTAAATTTAAAAGTATCAATAATATATCTTGATAATTTACCATCTCTACCTTTCAAAATACTTGATTCATCTAATACTACACCTGAATAAATAGAAGTATCAGTATTTTTAAGCTGCTCATAATTTGTAATATCAAAGCTATCTAAGTTAATGTTAAACTTTATAGCTTCTCTTTTAGTTTGTTCTACTACTGCTAATGGAGCTAATAATAAAACTTTTTTACTAGTGTGTTTAAATACTTCTTCAGCCCAGCTTAACTGCATTAATGTTTTACCTAAACCACAATCGGCAAATACTGCAAATCTACCTTTTTTAAGTGCTATTTTAACTGTAAATTTTTGAAAGTCAAATAAACTATTATTTAGTTTATCTTCTTCTATATCAAAACCACTTGATATATGACTTTTCTCTTTTGTTTTTAAGAAATCTTTATACTCCATAAATTGTTTTGTTTTAGTGTTTGGTGAAATTACTTATTTATTTGTGTTATAATTTAAAAAAAGTTTAATTAAACCTTATTTATAATGGTTCTAAATTAGTTTATTAATTGAATCTTAGTTTTTCTGTAAAGCTTTACTATAACTTTTTGCCCTTCATCTAATGCCATAGCTTCTACATATTGTTTTAAAGTAAAATTATAAAGCTCACGCATTATATCTAAAAAATAACTATCTGTTTTGTACTCTTCACCATATAAGTATTTATAGATTGTTAGGAACTGGTGCAACATTAAATTGCTACGTTCTAATGTTACCCTAAAGGAGCTTAATTCTAAATCTAGAACTCCAGCTAATTCTGTTAATGTTGCATCTTTAGACTTAGCTATAAGATGAATAAAATCTTTTTGCCTGTACTGTTTCATTTTTATTTGGTTTTAGTAAATTATTAACTGCATTTTGTTTTCTTTGTTCTAGTCTATCCATAGATTTATTTAAAATGTAAATTCTTTTTTTATCGTGCCATTTATGAAAGTAAATTCTTTCTTTAAGTATTTCTATATTCTTTTCAATTAGTTCTACTATTTCTACTACTGCCTTAGCTCTAAGAATATCATAAGGAAGACTATTTTTACCATAGTCTTTATATTCCTTAATTAATCCTTCTATTTGTTTTTCTAAGTTCATCTTAATGCTCGTTAATAGTTATTAAATAATCTTTTATAATTTCTAAATCTTTTTCAGAAACATTTGAAGTATTTTCTAAATCTTCATTGCAAATAAAACATTCTATCATTTCTATTTCTGTAGTAGTTTCATCAGAATCATATGGTGTATCATAATCAACATATCCTAAACCTTCTTCTGTTTCTTTAATTACATTGTAATTTACTAAGTAAGAAATGTTTTTATTATTAACTAATAATGTTTCTGATTCGCTTATGTAATAACTTTCCTGAATATTCATAGTGTTTTGTTTTAGTGTGTTCTACAAATATAGGTATTTTATTTTAAAAAAAGTTCATATGAATGTTATTTTAATAGTAATAAACAAAAAAAATCCCCGTTAACACTAATGAAAACGAGGTATAAACAATAAAATAAAAAAATTAATTTAAGACCAAAAGCCTAATTTTACGATCAACTTCATTAAGCTTTTAGCAGTTTCAGCTTCTAAACCCTTGAATATAACACCAAATATTATAAAACCCATTATTAAATATCCTGAAATCTTTGCTATATCGTATTTTCCTTTTCCACCATCAGGACTGTTTTTAGAATTTAAAACTGCAGATACTACACCACCAGTAGAAGCATCACCAGCACCTTTTAAAACCCTTCCTATTACATTTAACACCTTCTTCATATTATCTAATTTGGTAATGTGGTAAATCTCTAAAAGTTTTCCAAAATCCTCCCCATTCTAATTTATAGTTTAAATCATTTGCAGCTTGTAACATACATACAGCAACTTTATAAAGTTCTTTTTCATCCCATGAAGCACCACCATTAACATAAGGCACAACATCTAAAGCATTTCCTGATTGATGATATGATTTATTTTTAT